TTAATTTTAGCAATACCATTTGAAGGGGGCTGATTTGGAAAAATGTCCATTTGATTTGAAACCATATAAAACTGGCGCAAATAATACTAGACCTCAAATATTTTCTCTTAATTATACCAATCAAGACTTTTGGTCTATGAAGTCTCGCTTGGTGTCTTATATCAAAGAAAAATTTGGTATTGAATTTAACGACTTTGTTGAATCAAGTCTTGGGATGATGCTTATTGAAAACTGGGCATTTATCGCTGATACTCTTTCTTTTAAAACAGACCAAATTGCCAATGAAGTGTTCATTGACACTGTCACAGAACTTGAAAATGCTATTAGATTAGCACAATTGGTTGGATATACACCTCAGCCACCAATTGCTGGTAAAAGCTTATGGTCTGGAAGAGTTCAAACACCATATAATGTTGATTTGGAGATAGTTGCGCCTTATGCTGTAAGAATATTTAATAATAACGTCAACACAACTATTGAATTATTTCCTTCAGATTCTCTTAACAGACCGATTTATGATGAAAACATTTATATTGTTGCTGGTACACTTATCAACAGTAACATTGTTGGGATTGAGGGCAAAACATACAATGATGTATTTGCTGCTATTGGTGGTACAGATCAGGCTTATTTGTTGAGTTACAAACCTGTTTTGCTTGATTCAATTCGTGTAAATGTTGATGGCGTTAGATGGGAACAAGTTAAATACTTTACTGAATCTTCTCCACGAAGAGAATATAGAGTAGAATACAACTCTGATTATTCTGTTTATATTGTTTTTGGTAACAATAGAGCGGGCTTTATCCCTCCTTCTGGGTCTTCTGTTCAGGTTATTTACAGAGTTGGTGGTGGCACATCAGGAAATATCGTAAGTAATTTCGTTACTACGCAGACTTTGGTTCAAATTCCCGGTGAAATTTATAATGTCGCTGTTACTTTGACAAACTATACAAGAGGCGAGTATGGATATGCTGGCGACACAATTGATGACATTAGATATAAATTGCCAATTTATAATCAAACTCAAAACAGATGTGTTTCTGGAAGTGATTATAAAAATTATTCAAATTTGTTTGTAACACCATACAATGGTGTTATGGGTAAAGCTAATGCAGTATTGAGGCATTCAGGATGTAGTGCTAATATTGTTGAACTTTATATTTTATCTAAAGTTAATAATTTTGATCTTGAAAAGGCATCAAGTCAATTTAAATATGAATTCACTCAATACATGAATAACAATAAAATGATGACAGATTATTTAAATGTATTGGATGGAGAAATTATTTTATCAAATATTTCTATCAATGTCATTATAGATAAATATTACAAGAAGTTTGAAGATGATATCAAAGCTAACATCGTATCTAGAACAGAAAATTTATTTTCTTTGAATAATTGGGATTATGAGCAGAATTTAAGAGATGTTGATATAATCAAGGCTCTTTCAGATTTGCAACAACCCAGAAGATATGATATTTATTTTACAACGAGTGATCCTGACAATAGCGGTAAAATTGTTAGGGCAAGATATTTTGAAATTATCAGACCTGAAACTATATCGGTAAGCTTTACTTATGAATAAGTTATATAACGACAATCCTAAAGTCAATGACAGAGTTGAATTTATATTTTTAACTCCTGATGCGAATAAATGTTATTTTGAAGATCCGTATTACATTGAAAATATAACAATTTATTTTATTGAACGAAGTTATGCTTCACCAAACATACAAGAATATGACACAAAAATAGCTCAAGCTAATTTGGAAGAAAGATATATTTATTTAAAAAATATTGCTTGTAATTATCCAACGGAGCTTAATATTAAGCTTGCAAATGATGCATTAGCTGATTGGCAGTCGAGTATTGTAACAAATACTTTTTATTATCAAAATTCTTTGATTGTCTTTCAATCAGGAAGTGCTACGAGTCCATTATGGGTTAGAGGACAGCCTAATACTGATTCTATAATAGAGAAAATTACAACTGATGATTTCCCTTATTGCATGTTTAAGTTTTCTTGGGATGCTTTAAATGTTAGGGAAGGTGATTATTTTATTTGCTATAAATGGAAGCCAAACCCTTCTGGAGATACATTAAGCGCACATTTAGCATTCTATTTACAAAGTGACATTGCTTCGTACACAAGTACTCCAATGCACAGAACTCCTCCTGAAAAATATTATGATTTATTGACTCGTTATTTGCCAGAAATGTATAAATCAACATATTCTTCAAACGATAGAACTCCAGAAATCTTAGACAAATTAAATCAATCTCTTAATATTGGCTTTAGAAACATTGAAGATTTAGCAAATCAAATTGTTGACCTTCTTGATGCTAATGTTTTGCAAGAGCCATTGCTTGTTTATTTGGCTAATTTGTTTAATTTAAAATTAAGAAGCTCAGATCCAACCAGATGGCGCAAACAAATTAAAAAAGCTGTTCCTCTCAACAAATCAAAAGGAACATTGCGTGGTTTAACAGAAGCTTTAAATGATGCTGGGATTCAATTAATTAGGTTCTCACAACTTTGGCAAATAGGCACTGAGTATACGTTTACAGAAAGCTTTGTTTATATTGGCAATAATATTTTTGAACTAGAAAAAGTAAGTTTGCCAATAAATCCAACATATTTTCTACTAGAGTATGAAACAAATATATCAAATTATACCTCAATAAATTTGAATAACATTGAAATCTATACAGCTAGTGGCAAATCATATATGAAATATATTGGTAATCCACTTGAACTTGGTTCTCATTTAAAGATCACTTATCAAATTAGGGAATTTACTGAACCTGAACAAATTCAAATTCACAGTTATATTTTAACATTGCCATTAGCTGACACAAGGGATGATAGGTATTTTGAATATCCTAAAAAAGACTGGAATACTTATGTAATAGAAGAGAGTGATCCATTATTTGACATGATTATCAATGTCAAGAATCCATTTTATGATCCTGTTGTTTTTGGTAAGATTAGAACAGAATTTCCTTATTCTGAACAAGCCTACAACATGGATGAATATAATGGTTCGTTAAGAGACAGCAATGATCCCAAAGATATTGATAAAAATTTTGTTGAACCTTGTAGAAACACAATAAGTTCGAGATTTAATGCTGAATTAACAATACAAGATTTATCTAACATCCGATTGACTGAAGCTCAAGAAATAATTGCTGATTATATTCCTTTTCACGCTATTTTGCATACGTTGCAATTTAATGGTTATTTACAAGATTACATGTTGCCAGCAGATGAAAGTTGGGAAATTTTGATTCGTTATGATGGTGGAGAATTTCTTATTTCTGGAGAAGTTACAGATATATTTAACAGAAATATTCAACCCGGTTCTGATCTTTACAGTCCTGTTCTTAGAAACGCTTTAGCCAATGCAACAAGCATTGAATCTGGGACAACCAATGCATTCAATGAAAATATTGTTTTGTTTTGTCCTTTACAAAATTTGCAGAGTATTGGCATAACCAATACATTGGCAGATACATTTTTGCAAATACTTGCACCACACGTCAACAGTGGTGAATATACAGTGCAAAATGCACAAGGAAACATTGTTGAAGTAGTTGGAACTATTGCAGAACCAGTCAATTCAACAGATTTTACGTTTATATTATCAAACATTGTTATTGCTGATACTAATTTTGATGTTTATCAAGATAATGTTTATTCAATATCAGATGATAATGTAAATTATTTATATTATCCTATAAAAACTGTATTCGATGTTATAAACGGCAATGCAATGGCTGCATGGAAAGTAGAAATTGTTTCAACAGGTTTTATTTATGAAATCGAAAACACCTATAATGATAAATTGATACTAGTTGATAACGGTACTCTCAGTAATACTTCTTTTGCTGGCATTGCATATAAAATATTAGATGAAAACAACAATATTGTTTTAGAATCTTATACAGATTCTAATGGAATAACTTATCCTTTATCAGGGATTTATAATGTTGGTTACAGAGGCAGAGTTGTTGTTGACTCAGGTACTGGAATAGGTAATATTACAACATTTTTAACAAGTAACAATTATTTTTATTTTGATTCAACATTATTGCAATATTATATTAACGGATATCCAACTACAGTTAACGAATTTTATATTGATGGCTATAATAACGGCGATCAAGCTGGCATCAGTGGTAAAATTCTACAAAGACTTACATATAATACTGGTAATTTAAATTATAATAAAATGCTTTTGGCTAAGCCAATAACATTCCCAGCATTTACTGATCCGAATGATCCCAACGCTGTTCGTGACAGCACATTTAAAGAAAATTATTTAATAAAAATAAATTCAAATTATTTTTATTCAATTGTTTCTCAGGTTACAATTATGAGTAATGATTATCTTTACATTTCAGGAAGATTTGAAGATTGGGGAACGATTAGTAGCGGTGGAACTTCTGTTAATTATGAACTAGTACAATATGTTGAAGTTCCAGCAACAATTCGTGGAAATAATTTTGAATTTATTGATAGGTCTAATAATAATTTAATTGAATATCAGACAACAACTGTGTCTCCTTTTGCTATGGCTGGTTTAGCGAATGGACCTAAGTCTGTTTCTATTCAAGAAGAAAGCATCGGCTACACTATTTTAACTAGAGACAACAAGAAAATCGAAGGGAAAATATGAACGATTCATCAACATGCTTAGGCTATGTGACAGGTAAAATTATTAATAAAAATGGCGAAGAGAGTGCTATTGATTTCAGCAATGCTGTTCTCGTTGGTGGTCGATCAGAATTAGTAAAAGTTCTCGCAAACAAAATTGGTAGTTATGAACAATTTGTTTCTAGAATGATTTTTGGTGATGGCGGCACAGACGGAGTAACAATTAGATATGTAGATGCAAATAGAACTGGTCTTTTTGGCATTACAAGAGCTACAAAGCCAGTGATTGCAAGTGTTGATTCTACAAATAACACACAAGTTGTATTTACTTCGGTTTTAGGATTCGATGATGCAAATGGTTATAGTTTGTCTGAGATGGCTTTAGTTCTTAATAATGACATACTTTATTCAATGGCAACATTCTCTCCTTTATCAAAAACATCTGATATTCAAATTGTTTGGAATTGGCGTGTAAATTTACTGTGATTTAGACTAAATATGTTACCATGCCAGATATTAGCATAATAAACGTACCAAGTTATCAACCGTTACAGCCTTATTATTATCAAGTTGATAACTTGCCAATTGACGCTCTTGTTCAAAGAGATGAAATTATTAATAGTGCTGTAGATGCCAATACAGCGATATTAGAATCAGCAATAGGATCTGCTGGAACATTAGCAGCTAGACTTGATCAGTCATTACAACCAAGTGGTGATTTAAAAACTTTTAAAGTTGATGAAACTTTACATAATATTGGAGCGCATACTGATGGATCGTATGATGGGATTGATTATGTCAGGATGGAATTATCAGAACGTGAAAAACTAGCTTTAATTGCTGATCAGGCGACAAATGTCACTATTCAAGTTGACCAAATCAGTCAAGTTGCTTTTTTTAACAGCGGACCAGTTATATTAAAAAATTCCACTACAATTAGCTTTGTTGTTACTCAGCCTAACATTGTTTCAGCTGAAGTGGCAGTTGGTTTACAAAACGCACATAGACATTTTTATGGTGTTGAACCTCCTTCTGCTAACTTAACTCCTGATTATATTAATTATATTACAGGTTTAAATGTTCCATTTGAAATTGGTTCTTTAAGAGTTTACATTAACGGTGTCAGAATTTATAACGATGGATCTTTGATTTATGTTCCAACACCATTAGCAACTAGTTCTTACCAATTAAATGGATTTCTTGAAAATGAAGCAAGGACTGGATTTACGTTAGACAATGCAATTACTTTAAACGACATAATTAGAATTGACTTTGATCTACCTTTAGATTAAGGTTACTATTTTAATATATGCTAAATAAAATAAAAGAAATACTTGACAAGGATATTGTCGTTAATAGGCATAGTGACTATCAGATAGAAAAGTTTATAATTGGAAAAGAATTAACGCCAAGCGCACAAGCATGGCAATGTGTCCGTGAGCTTAAATCACGTTATGAAAGTCTTATTAGTTTAGAGATGGAATTAGAAAATATTTTAGATGATATTGAAATTAAAAAAATAGAAATAGAAGAAGAACAAGAAAAAAATACTAGAAAAACACCATTCTTAGTTAGAAAATTAGAAAGAGCTTTAAAAAACTTG